TACTTGTCGTTTATCTCATCGCAAATTTTTTGAGCTTCTTTTATAGCTTCTTCTTTATTTTCTGCATAAACGAAAAAATCAATCACGAAAATATATCTGTTCTTTTTTGCCATTTTTTTTTATGTTTAACAGCACAAACATACTATATAATTATTTTATATATCAAATATAAATTGTTAAAATTTGTTAAAATTACTGGTATTAGTCATAAAATACTGTTTTTTAAGCTATTACAGTTAAAAGGTGTTCTAATATGGTAGTTGTAGGCAATTATTTTACCCATTCCTTCTTACAATCAAAACAAGTTCTTTTATTATGTGATGGAAAATCTTTAATGATTTTTTCGCTTTTACAATCAGGGCAAAATAACTGTTCGCTTCGCCCTACAACAGGCGGTTGGCGCAATGCTGCATACTGCTCCAAAAGATAAATTGTGTCGGCTTCTGCCCCACTATATTCGAGTTGTCCACGTTCAAGCATTTGCCCTACTTGTATCAATTTCTGTATTATTACTGATTCTTTCATATCAAAATTTGCTTAAATTATACGCACTACACCAACCGCCAAACCGTTATGTGTCATTTTAAGAAACAACATACTCCATAGAAATTTCTGCTTCAACGACATCCCACTCATATCTTTTCCCTCTTGGACTTATTGCCCACTCCTTTTCACCTGTCTTGGTAGTTTTTTTAATTCCATAGTATTTTTTAAGGTCTGTAATTGTGAAAAATCTTTCGCCTTGTTTTCTAATTTTCAACCTTCTGTCTTTCGGATAGGCAATCAAACTAATCCTTCCATTTTCGTGTAAGCAACCACCTATTCTAATTGTTAGCGTATCTTTAGAAAGTATTTTTTTCATTTCTGACTGCTCTTTTTCGTATTGAGCAATAATTTCCTTAGCTTTAAGGTATTCGTTTTCTGTTATCATTTTAATTAAAATTTTTGAAGAAAAACGTCACATAACAGCACCTAACCAAAATTGGCTGGTTATTGGTTATATCAACGTTTCTGCTTCGTTTTAACATTTGTGTTCATATTCAGGTTTCGTGCTTCGTAATCGCCAACTTCGGTTAGCTGCAAAACGTTAGCTGCCATATTAATCCCGGCTTCTTTTCCAATGTTGAGCAATATCATCAGGTTTTACATTGAAAATCTTCCCATCGCAAGACTGGTCAACAGAAGACAACTCGACAGTTATCGTTGTTTTATTAATCTTTCTAATGGTCGCTGATGCATTTGGATACTTGTGAAGTATCAACTGTTCGCCTACTTGATAGACTTTTGTGTTTATTAATTCTTGCATAATTTTAAGAAATACTGCTGCCAACAAATGCTATACAAAAGCGGGGCAGCGTTCCGCAATTGAAAGTTTGTGCTACTATTTGTCATTTGTGCAAGGCTGACAAGGTGTGCATCTATTTCCCCACCTGCGTAAAGCCAAATAACGTTAGCCACAATTATTTTTTTTTCTGCAAATATATATAAAATAATTATACGGAAAATCTTTTAACATATTTTAACAAAAAAATTATTTTGTATAATTTATTTACCTTTTTATTTGCAAAACAACGACAAAGTAAAAAATCAATTCACATAAAAAAAATTAAATAATCCGAGTAGCTTGTGCGTGGTTTGCTTTGTCGTGATGGTATTTGCCACCACAAGCGAAAGGGTTATTTTAAAAAAAATTATATGAGAAAAGAAACATTTTATTTTTCGCACGATTACAACGCAAGGGCTGACTATAAAATAAAAAAGCTAATTAGTAAGCATGGTTATTTGGGTTACGGAATATACTGGGCAATCGTTGAGGATTTATATAATAATGCGAACGCATTGCCAACGGATTACGACTGCATTGCTAGCGCATTCAATGTGCATTGCGATGTTGTGAAAAGTATAATCAATGACTTCCAATTATTTGAAATAAATGGCGAAATTTTCGGTAGTAACTCCGTGAAAGAGCGATTAGAGGAAAGAAATAAAAAAACTCTAAAAGCAAGAGAGTCAGCGTTTTATAGGTGGAAAAAAAATAATGCTGATGCGAACGCATTGCCATCGCAATGCGACAGCAATGCTATAAAAGAAAAGAAAGAAAAAGAAATAAAAAGAAAAAATATAATAAAAAAGAAAAATTTTGATAAAAAAATACCTGATAAAAATTTAAAATATTTTTTTTACATTGAAAACGAACTGATAGAAAAAAAATTTTCAGCTTATTTCTTTGAAAATCACAACGCTACGCTAAGCGCACTCATGATGCAGAACGCTCACAAAAAAATAAACCTTGAAGAATTTACCCAAAATTTAGACACTCAAACAATTGGTTATCAGTTCAGTAACTCAAACCATGTTATAAACTTTTTTAAAAACTTCATTTCTAAGTTTGAAAATACAAAAAAAATAAATCCAAACCTCAACCCCCAACACTATGGCTAAAAACACTATTTAAATAAAACGTGGTGCATTATCTTTTCTTTTTAGTACATACACCCAAGACAAAAAAAAAGTTCGTTAAAATTAATAAAAATACCTAAATTTTAAATATGCAAGAAAACACTGATAAAACTTTGAAAATTTTTGATTATAAAAAATTTATTGAATGGAAAAAAAGTAAATTTACCCAATCACAAAAAAATGAGGTTGATATTCTCGATTATGTTCAAGAATTTACTGAACTAATAACAACCATGAAAACGGATTTATTAAATTACAAAGGCAGCGAAGAAAATAAACTTAGGTTACAGCAAAAATTTGAAAAAATCAATTACTGCTACCACTTTTTTTTAAAATCTTTCTCTTTTTACTCTCAAAAAAATAATGAGTTAGAAATTTATATCCAAACAACAAACGAAATAATTTCCGAAAATATCCAGCTTAAATCCGAATTACAAAAAATACAAAAAGAAATAACAAACCTCAAAAAAAATATTTATGAATAAAAAAAGTTATTTTTCCGTAGAAGACAAAATAAAAGAACTGTCAGAACTTAGATATGATGGCGTTGTTAAAGGTCTATCCACAGGCATTGACCCCTTAGACGATATTTGCTCCCTAAAAAAGGGCTACCCATTCTACATAGCGGGTAGTCCACATTCTGGCAAAACAGAATTAGGATTAGAGATACTCCTAAACACTTCCGTTCTATACGGCTGGAAGCATTTAGTTTATTCTGGAGAAAGCGGTAGCGTATCAGAGCTTATAGCTGAACTGTGTTATAAACTTATTGGCAAGCCCTACCTAACAAAAAACACTAAACAAGAAACTATCACCTACTGTATGAGCGAATCCGAAAGAATGTATGCCGAACAATTTATCGCACAGCACTTTTATTTCATAGATACCGAAGAGATAGACACCTCAATAACAGACTTTACCATAAGCGAATTTTACTCCTTAGCCAACTCTATAGAAAATGAATTGGGAATTTCTTTCGATACAACCTACTTAGACCCTTTCAATGATGCTATAGACGAAAGCCACAAATACAACGGTAGGCAAGACTTTTTTATTTCGAGCGCATTAAAAATATGCCGTAGAGATGCAAAAAAAAATAACAGAGTAAATTTTATCATTACACACGTGGCAGATATAACCCCCGTTATTGACAAAGAAACTAAACTTAGATATACTCCCGTTCCCATGCCAAGCGAATGGTCGGGCGGTCGTGAGTGGCACAGGCGCAGCTTCCAAATGGGATTATGCTATCGCCCACCAACTTTTTTAAATAACGAATACGGACAACCGCACAAAGATAATGAACTGCACTTTTTTATTCAAAAATCAAAACCCAAAGGTGTAGGTAAACTCGGTAAAGCAATACTATACTGGGATTACAAAAGAAATAATTATTATTGGGTAAACAACTCTGGAGAAATAAAATATTCTAAAAGACCTTACGAAATAAAAAACACGATACATCAACATAAAGAATTAGAACCTAAAAACTCTGAAGAATTAATAAATAAATTTTTCAATTCAGACGGCAAATCATTGAACGACGAATTAGAACCATCTATTTTTTAATTCAAAAATTATTATTATATTTGCATTTAAATAAACTAAATAATAAAATAATGGAAGCAGTAAACCAGTCATTACCTCCTAAATCAAAAAGGGGGGCAAAAAGAAAATCACAAGAAAATAAAAAAGTTCAGGTACACACTTCTTACCCTTACCCGGTTTTAGAGAAACTCGGAAGAAAAAAAATATCTGAAATTGCACTAAAAGCAGTAACCCATTATTTCAATCAATGTACGAGCAACTGATTAAATACTGCCAAATAATAACTAATAACTCATCGCTTCACCTCGACCTCTTTCAGCACTCATGGATTTTGCTGAACCAAAAAGAAAGAAAACTAAAAAATGATGAGGAAAAAATAAAATATTTTAAAACAATAGCAAAAAACGAATGGAGAAACAGTTATTCTTCCTTTAATAAATCACATAAAGAACGAGTAAACACCTGCGAAATATCTCCAAATATATCAAGCACAACTGATTGCTTTAGAAAATTCTTAGATTCTGAATTACCCAAAATGCCTGATGCGGATAAACAACTTATTTATGACTTCCTTAAATCAGGTAAGATTAACGAAAATAAAAAAAATAAAATTTACTACCAATTTAATAAACAAAAAAAAATACTCTATGAAAGATTTATTAATTTTGACTGCGCTAACTTTTAGCGCCACCTTCTTTAGCTTCTACACACTATCCGCGCATGTGTATTTAAAGAAATTATTCTACTTTATTAAAACACGCTCGATAAAAAAAGCTAACAAATATACTTTCATACATAATAAGTATTTTGACTGCTTCCCATGCTGGATAATGCGCAACGTATTCATAGTTATGCTTTTCAACACAAACTTATATAACAATATAACAATCACCATATCCTCTTTCCTCATAGCTTCTTTACTCGATAAAATAATGACGTATGAGTAAACAAAAATATCCTAACCTAAATAAATTTATGAAAATATTCTTGCCCCTTAGAAATTATTATTTCTCGGGCAATAAGATAAAAATATCTTCAACAGAAAAACAATTGCTGCAAGAGGCTCTTTTAGAAATTGGTGGCTCAAAAATAAACCTTTATTGCGCATCATGCGTACATGATGCATTAGTAAGATTATCCAATTTTTACGACAACTTAAATAAAAAAAAATAATAAATTGGGGAGGAAAAAATATATGCAAGACCCGAAACAATTACTTGAACTTTGGAATGAGTATAAAGATAATGTGGGTTATGACTTGATTCAACAGGCTACTCCAAAAGGGGATGTGGTTGAATTGAAAGTGAGAAAGCCATTTACGAGACAAGGTTTTGAGGCATTTGCTTTTAATAAACTTGGGTATGGAATCAATCATTATATAGATAATTACAGAAACAAATACGCTGAATTCTTGCCAATTGTTACACATATTAGGAATGAATGGCAGAACGACCAAATTTCCGGAACGCTCACAGGTAAATATAAAGCACCCAATTTAGTTGCTAGAATAAATGCGATAGGTGATAATGTGAACGCAAGTGCAACTTTCAAAGTTTTAAACATAGACCCATTAGATGATACAAGCGACAACAGCACTAAAGAAAATATCACAGCTAAAGAAACCAATACGGATAGTTAGAGGTGGGCAGGGTGCAGGTAAAACAATATCTATTCTAATAATTCTTATCAACCATTGCCTGAATAAAGAGTACAGGGAGGTATTTGTCATATCGCATGAGTTAACCAAAATGAGGGTAACAGTAATAAAAGACTTCATAAACATAATGAGAGAGATAGGTATATTTATGCCGCAAAGACTGATAGGCGGTGTTATGTACAGATTTCCAAACGGCTCGTTTATTAAATTCATGGGATTAGATAAGGATGATGCAGGTAAAGGATTCAGATGTCATGTGGCTTATTTTAATGAAGTCAATAAAATTTCATTCGAGGGATATAGACAGATAAGCACAAGAGCACAAATAGTTTATGCAGACTATAACCCTGATGCACACTTTTTTATTGATGAACATGTTTTAACTCGCGATGATTGTGATTTTTTACAGCTAACATTTAAAGACAATGAACAGTTAAGTGATAGAGAAAGAAAAGAGATAATGAACTATTATAAACTCGGGTATTTTGATAATGGTGAAATAAAAAATAAATATTTCGCAAACCTTTGGCAAGTGTATGGTTTAGGCAATATAGGCTCGTTAATGGGCACTGTTTATGATGGATGGGAGGTGGTAACTAATATGCCAAGCGAAGCAAAGCTATTGGGTTATGGTCTTGACTTTGGATTTAGCAATTCTTTTACGGCGCTCGTTGCGGTGTACAAATACAACGATGCATTTATTGTTGATGAGATACTATACAAAACAGGATTGACGGATGATGATTTGTTTTTAGAAATAAAAAATAAAATAAATAATTCAGTTTATATTTATGCGGATAGCGCAGAGCCGAAGGCTATAGAGGCTTTAAGAAGAAAGGGTTTATTAATTACAGCAACAGAAAAAGGAACAGGATCTGTAGTATTCGGTATATCAATAGTGCAGTCAAAAAAAATATTGATCACACAGCAGAGCAAAAACATCATTTACGAAAAAAACAATTACATTTGGGAAACGGATAAGAATGGAAATAATTTGAATGTGCCGCTTAAAAAGAATGACCACGCAATGGATGCAATCAAATACTTTTTCTTAAAATATGACAAATCAGGAAACGCAAGATATAAATACTACTAGAATCTGTGCTGTCGTTTTAAGCTGCGATAGACCAAATATGCTAATGAACACATTACTGGAACTAAACGGGAATGTAGATACTGTTATAGTTATTGATGATTGCTCAAACTACGATTATAAAGAACATGCTAATCTATGCCAATACATCAGAACTAACGAGAGGTACGGAAAAAGAAACCATTATAAGATGTGGAGGAAGTCTTTTGATATTATCAGAAACTTGCCAAAACATGATTTATATTTGTTTATACCTGATGATTTTTCTAATATACAAATAAAAAAAATAATTACAATACATAGCGAACTGAATTATAGTGCATACGCTCACAATATAATATTTGATGGAAGAACAATGTGTTGGAATAATAAATCTGCTTTCACCCAAGTGATAAACAAAAAAAAATACCAAAGGTGTTTTTATGTTGATTGCGGATTTTTCTGTAATTACGAAACATTAAAAAAACTACAATTCAAGATAGATGCAGTACCTATAGATTGGTTCACTAATGAGGAAATAAGCAGCGGTGTCGGTTATCAACTGACAAACAGGATGAACCAATTGAATATAAACATATACTTGCCTTTTCCTAACTATTCACTTGCTTTTCATGGCGCGCATGATAGTAAGATGCACTATAATTTAAGGACTAAAAACCCACTCATAAGCAGATGAAAACAACGGCTAACATATCAACTCACAGAAGTAGATTTGGACATTTAGAGGTAATGTTGGAAACTATATTTTTTCAGTTTGACGAAATAAATATTTATTTGAATAATTGTGTTGAGGCACCTTC